TTTCGGTTGCTGCAGCCGCTTTCTTTCCAAAGGAATCCAGTCCATAGTCATTATAATGCAAGTCACCCAGCAGGGAGGCGGCCTTATCGGGGAACTTTCGGATATAATGCTGGTTCTTGGAAAACACCTCAGCCGTTTCTCCCCGGTTGGAATCCCATCCCTGAGCCTCGTTCATTTTCCATTCACCCGTACCGAGGTATTCATCGACAATGGCACGCATGGCGTTGATGTCTATACCCTCTACCTCGTGTTTCATGAGCGGAACCACCCGGCAACGGCATTTCCATCCATTAGGCGGGAATATCTTTTTCCATCGTGGATCGTTGGCCGGTAATATCACCCCGTCCAGCTTCCGGTGTTCCTCCCTTACCTTTTCATCCCCGGCGGTGACATACTTCCAATAAGGGAACAGTTTTGTTTTTCCCTTGAGCCGGTGGTAATTGCTGGCGGACTCCGCCGTCAGTACCGCCGTTTCGTATTCCGTCTTTTGCCACGTTTTATTGAACGTGCCACATATCTGTTCCGCCTTTTTGGAGAACTCCTGAAAATTGCCGCTCTCCCTGAACGCCTTGTTCAGCTCCTGAATCTCTGCCAGCGTCTTACCGGCGGAAAAATGAAACAGGTTCATTTCCAAAGCGGTGATGAAAGCGTCATCCTGCAGCCCGTAAGCGAACCTCACGTCCGCATGGTTCACCACCCGTTTGAACGCCGTTTGAACACCGTTCAAAAAGTCGGTGGCGATAAAGGAGAACAGCTCCGCATCGAACTTCCCGGTATCGCCGTTTGCAATCCTCGCTGCCAGCTTTTCCGACATCGTAGCGTCATCACTCAGCCTGATGGGGGCTTTTCCAACGGATGCCCCGACCTGCGGGGCTTGCACGAAAAAATCCCATAAGCGCATAAAGAAATTGCGGTCTGCATTGCTGATTGTTTCCTCCCCCTCCGGATCCTCACCCGCATCGAACCGGGCAGCCTGCGAGGAGGTACGTTTTGCAACCGGCTCCCCGTCTTTAGGCACGGGAATCGAATATTTTTCATGCAGGTAGCTCTGCGGGATATCCATGATGTCGGAGAGCTGCACCACCTCGGCAACGGAGAGCTGCTCCGCCGCTTTTGGGAAAATGAACTTTCCGCCAGTAACGGGATACCCTCTTGCCTCCAGCATGGGGAGTACCTTTTGATTGAGGACACGCTGCACGTACCGGAGGTCTGATTTATTCTTTCCCTCCTCTACCTCCTTGTGAACCTCACCCAGCGAGCGTGCGCCTTTCTCTCCCTGCACGGTGGTCATGGTTTGTCCGAGTATGGTGATCAGCATCTCCTCGTTGTTGGCCTGCCGGAATTCGTTGTACGAGGATCCTGAACCCGTTCCTCCGTCTTTGGTTTCCACGTCCGCCTCTTTAGGAATGACCACATACGGTGCGGATCCGGCTTTCTCGAAAGCCTCCTCCAGCAGCTTGCGGCTCTCCGGATCATACGTGTTG